CAGTTGATGAGAGGTTGGAAAAGGTCAAAGTCCATTATCCCATAGTGCTAAAAACACCTCCTTCCCTGTGATAAACATCTCACATGATGTCTTTTAACTGGGGAACCATTAGCAGGTTCCCTATGACTTCACAATCTACATGATATCGGGATATACTCATAAGGTTCGTCTTTGAACGTCGTAGACACTTAGCCTTAAGAGAGCATCGCGAACGCAAAGGCGTTTAGTCCGCAGGACTACTATATGAGCATCATAATTCTGCAAGATGTTAAATAGAACAGTGAAGTTAACTGAAGAACAAAAAACAAGATTATTAAGAGAACATGTTGTGTCTGAGGATAAAACTTTTTGGTGTTATGAAATATGCCAATTAGAAACACTCACAGAGGATCAATACAACACCGCAATAACTATCTGTAACATGGGTAAGGTAACACAACGCAAGTATGTTATAGTGGAAGATCAATTAGTTTTATCACCAACAAATAAACAAACACATCAAATAACAGTTATTAGATAAATAGAGTGATACGCATACAGTAGCGAACAAATACTGATTACAGGAGTAACAATGACTGAAGAGAACAACACACCCAAACCTTATAAAGTAAAAAATGTCAAGTATGGCGAAAAGATCGTCACAGGCCGAGTAATTGGGCGTAACAAAACAGTTATACCAGAAGAACAAGTAATGGAATTAGCACGATTACATTGCACAAACAAAGAGATAGCCGACTTCTTTGATGTCCCTATGACTACTCTTACGGACAACTTCCGTGATATATTAACAAAGGGCAGACTTGAAACGAAACAGAGACTTAGATCAGCACAATTAAAACTTGCTCTTAATGGTGACAGAACCCTACTTATATGGTTAGGCAAGAATATACTGGGACAATCAGAGCAACCGATAAATACCGATAGTAATCAAGTATTACCTTGGAACACACAATCCGAGGAATAAGAGCCTGTAAGACCTGCTGTTAGGATTAAAAATGCATTAAAATTTGTGCTATGCGGCCTAACACAGGCAACCTTTTTTAAGCCCTAGTGATATCCGTTTAACAGGATACAGCCATTTCCTTAATTCCAGGTTTGTCACTAGGCACCCTGATAACTAATATTGCTTGTCCTAACTTGCAAACACCGATGTAAAATAATACAAAGGTTGAAAGGCTCACAATATGTGGGTCTTTCTTTTGACTAAAATAAATATTATTACTAAAAGATTACAGGGTGTAATCTTACTGTAATGCAACACCGTGTATATACGTTGCTTACATAACTAGTGTTTTTTTATATTTAGATGCCCGCCTTAAACAGTGGGCATTTATTTCTAAACCGATAAATATTACAGTAAGCAGATATATCTATATGTTTCTGACGATTGGTCTCCGATTTCACATCGTATTTGCTTACACTCCTAGATTACTCGTTGGTATCGTTAATCTAGTGTTCTATTATCGTAGAAATTCAAATCCTCTTTATTATCTTATTAGTCAGTAACAGGGGGTTTGTTTGACAAAAAAATACCCCACAGCACTGACTACCATGGGGTAAATAGTGCATGTAAATTCTCACACAGAATATGCACTAAACAAAACAATCCTTAGTAATGATAACAGTTTACGTCTTGCTTTGTTATAAAACTATTATACACGGTTTGAGTTATTTGTCAACCTTTTTTTATGTGGGTTATTAAACTAAATTTAATTCTTTTGCCAAAACACTTTGCTTGTAATACAAGTCAAACAGTTCCCATGCTTCTGCTTCTTCAATATGTTTGTATGTAGGACTCATTAAAGGACAATCATCAACATGTTCTTGTCCCCAACAAGCATGTGCTAGTTCGTGTAATACTAGTGGAACAAATGCATCTGTGTTGAAATACCTTTCACTTATTCTAATATGTGATTGACCTTTTTTAGTTATACCACCAACGCCCATAGTAGGATGTATATATGATTCATCTTCTACCAGTCTGTATTTTACCATTGGTAGTTCCATATTATAATCATATTTTGCTTTATGAATAATCTCTAATACCTGTTGTCTAAATTCGCCAGTCTTAGCACTCATTGGTAAGTTATTTTTTAATTTGTCTTTTGTTTCCATTACGCCACTCCTAAAGTTTTATGATGTTGCTTCATGCAATTTATATAAATCATATCATACTGTTTTTTAGATATTGTATTTTGATTATATAAATCATCAAGCATATTAACTTGCTCTGTAAGGTCACATAAATTATACAATGTTTTTAATTTTTTAAGTAATTGTTTATCCATTACGCCACCTCCATAATGGATTCTATTTCTATATTCTTTTTTGTTATTTTAGAATGTATTGCCCATACACATGGTCCACTGTCCCACATACTATAAAGATCGGTAGCATAAACATTATGACTAAATCTTCTACCAGCATGACTGTGAAATGTTATTACATATTCTTTACTATCTAGATTAAAATAAGTATATCCATACTGTCCTATTTTTTCTATAAGTTGTTTTGCTAATTGCTTATCCATTACGCCACCTCCATAGTGTCTAACATTTCTATAAATGCAGTATAAAATTCTTCTGCTTCTGCATCTGTGATATCACCGTGTTCTTCTTCATACACTTGAACAGCAGTCTTAAATATGTCTCTTGTAGAGTCTCCAGTGTTAGACTCTACAATGTGTTCTACTATTGATAAAAAATTGTCCATATATTACTCCTTTATTTTTAAATATATAACTATATTATACATGATTTATCAACATTGTCAACCTTTAAATGCATTTAATCTATATAATGATTCTACATTTACATCAAATAAGCCGTCCCACTCATCTTTTACAGTAGGCTTGACATCTAAATTTAAATGGTGTAAGTAATAACTCTTAAGAACCATTCTTTTTAAACCATTACTGGGATTAGCACACATGTCTTTATATTCTTTCTTACTAATGTCTCGGCCCATTGAGTCATAGTTGCAAGTGCCCATGTGTAAAAAATTTACTATTTTTTGTATGCTTTGTGCTTTTCCGGTAATCTCTCTAAGTTCAGCAAAACCTAGATCATTAGTAGCAGAACCGTTTGGATAATATTCCATCTCAGCCATTACAAACTCTTCACATGCTTCTACACATTCTGTAGGTATACTTAGTAGTTGTAATTTTAGTATATAGTCTTTGTAAGTCATAGTATTATTATACATGATTTATCATTATTGTCAACCGTTATCATAAGTATTTTTCAATTTATTTTTATCCGATAAATAGTATTGTAAAGATATACAGGAGAAAGATATGCGAATACCAACAGATACTCACTTCGTTACCCAAGGCATAAACACATTTAGTTTTTTAGGACTCAGTTTAGTATGGGGTCACATGCTGGAACTTATTAGTTTATGGTTCTTGCCACTTACTATATTAAGTATATTAGTAGGTTATGGTAGTGAAATAAACAACAAAGGCAAGTTCAAGAAAGAAACACTAGAACTGCATTAATGCAACTTACAAAGCCACAACAAACTATTAGTGACGATCAGAATCGATTCCGAGTAATCTGCGCAGGTCGTCGTTTCGGCAAAACTTTCTTAGCCATTAATGAACTGGCAAAGTTTGCACGGTTTCCAAATGCTAAATGTCTTTATATAGCGACCTCATACAGACAGGCTAAAACTGTTATTTGGGAAGACCTCAAGGATATATTGTTTGCAAAAAACTGGATAAAGAAAGCAAACGAATCAGACCTTAGTTTAACACTAGTAAATGGTAGCACAATAACTCTTCGCTCGTCAGAGAACAGAGATACCCTGCGTGGAACTAAGTATGACTTTATAGCATTAGATGAGTTTGCTGATATGCACCCTGATACTTGGTTGTCAGTATTGCGTCCAACACTATCAGACACAGGCGGTCATGCTATGTTTATAGGATCTCCCAAAGGCCGTAATCATTTTTATGACTTATGGAGTTCTGCATCAGCACAGGAAGACTGGAGCAGTCATCAATATACTACTATAGAAGGTGGACAAGTTCCAGCAGAAGAAATAGAAGCGGCTAAAAGAGACTTAGATGTTCG